TTAACTTGCTTTACGCACCTGCGGGAGATCGAACGCTTTACGCAGCGCGCGCACAAACGCTTTATCATGACAGATCGTTTTACCGGGGCTGTCGGAAAGTTTAGCCACCGGCTTTCCGTTACATTCCACGAGTTTAATCACGATATTGAGCGGTTTTACCTGAGGGATATCGCAGGTCAGGCGGGTACCGATGCCGAAGCTTAACTGCACGCGAGAGGCGAAATGGCGATAGAGCTCGACCGCCTTTTGCAGATCAAGGTTATCTGAAAAGACCAGCGTTTTTGTCAGCGGATCAATCCCCAGCTTTTCATAATGGGCAATCGCCTTTTCGCCCCATGCGACAGGGTCTCCTGAGTCGTGGCGTAACCCCTGATAACGGCTGGCGAATTCAATGCCGAAATCGCGTAAAAACGCATCCATTGTAATGCAATCTGTCAATGCGATACCAAGCTGGTCCGGATATTCGTTAAGCCAGGCGGCCAACGCGGCACGCTGGCTGGTCGCCAGGTCCGGACTGATTTGTTGATGCGCCTGGAACCATTCGTGCGCCTGAGTGCCCATCGGCGTCAGCGCCAGGCGACGCGCGAGATCATAGTTGCTGGTGCCGACGAACCATGACTCCTGCTGGAGACGTTTAACTATCGCCTGCTGCACTTCACGAGAGAAACGGCGGCGGGTGCCGAAGTCCATCAGGTGGAAGCGGGACATATCGAGATTGGCGGTTAACGCAGTGAAATCAACCAGCTTACTTTCCAGCGCGTCGAGCGCCTGATCAACACCCGCGTTTGGCGAGCGGTAGTGATGAACCAGCTCACTGATCACGGCCAGCAGCGGCACTTCCCACATAATGACTTCACGCCACGGGCCGGTTAAGCGAATATTCAGCTTGCCGTTATCGTTGGTGACACAGACTTGAGCTGGGTTATAGCGAAACTCGCGTAACCAGTTCAGATAATCCGGTTTAAAAAAGGGCAGGCCGGAGAGCCACTGGAACTCGTCCTCCTGGAGGCGCAGGTGCTGCATCGCGTCCACCTGCTCGCGAATAGCATCGGCATAAATACCCAGCAGGTCGTCGCCACGGCAACGAAACTCAGCCGCTACCTGCACATCATAGTAGTGGTGAAAAACGGCTTGCTGCATATGCAACTTATAAGCATCTGTATCCAGCAACGAGTGCAGAACAGGAGAAGCGAATTGTGTCATAGGTGCGCTGTTGCGTCCTCTCACGGGAGCGTTTAGTACAATAAACAACTAAGAAAACCGCTGGAGTATACCTTGTTTAGCGATTTATTGAACCCCGATCACACCATAAGCTGTCTTTAGGGTCGAGCGCATTTCGTGCCCCATGTTATAAAAATGTAGCGATGCGACTGCTAACCCCTTGAATTTAAGGATTTCTACTGCGCTGCTACCATGCTTTGGGGCAGTGATGGGGCATAGCGGGAAAGTGCCTGGTTGAGCAGAGAAACCTGTTCTGCGCTCTTCTCTGACATCCACTTTCCATACACCTTGTAAACCATCTGTGCATCGGTATGCCCCATCTGCGTTGCTATAAAGTTTGGGTTAGCACCAGCTGATAATGACCAGCATGCATAGGTATGTCGTGACTGATACGCGTTACGGTAACGAATGCCGGCACGCTTGATTATCGGGGCCCAAATTTTATTAATGGAATTAACCGCGTAGTGATATCCTGTGCGAGGTCCACGTTTGACGCATTGAGGGCTGAATACGAACGTGCAGGGCTGAATGACAGATTGTCCATATTCCCGCAACTTCACTTCAACCTCAAACTGCCGGCCAAGGCGTGTCAACTGGGCCTGATTCCTCAGGGCATCAATAGCTGGTTGAATGAGATATATCACCCTGTCAGTACCTGCGTCGGTTTTTGGCAGGGTGAACTCATCCGTCTGGGTAAGGTTGCGCTTCACAATGATCGTCCCGGCATGCAGATCGATATCTTCCCAGGCCAGACCGCACAACTCCCCATGCCTCATTCCGGTATAGACTGCCAGTGACCAGAGATTTCTCATCTGCTGGTGTCCGCATGCCTGGATAAACCTGATGAACTCGTCTGTCGTGAGTGGATCTGGTTCCCCTTTCGCTTTCTTGAGACGGTTAATTCCGCTAAACGGGTTTTCCTTTGCATAGCCGTTATCTGTTCCAAACTGGAAGATCTCGGCCATCAGCATCATGTAATTATTCACTGTGGACGATTTCCGGCCTTTAACCTGAGTCCGGTGATCCTTCTTCATTACCTGAAAGCCCGTCAGCAACTCCTTCCTGACATACAGCAAATCCTCAGTAGTCACCGCAGAAACCATTTTGTTTTCGCCGATGAGTGGAAGCATGTTTTTTATGATAGATTCGTACCTACTCATGGTATTAGAGCTGATCTCCATTCTCTTCAGCTCGGACCATCTTTCGGTAAGCTCCAGCACAGTAATTTCCTTTCTATCCTGACCGAACCGGGCAAGGTTCGGTGAGTTTGGGAATTTTTCCACATAGTTAAAATTCCCCATCCTTATCGCAAAACAAACCGAAGAACGCAGTTCGCCAGCTATCTTGCGATTTTTTGCAGTGTCAGGGATACCAAGGTTTTCCCTGACACGTTTACCTTTATACAGAAACCAGATGCGGAGCGAACCGCCGTGGTTTTCGACGCCTGTCGGGTATGATGCATTAGCCATTAATCCCTCCTGACGTCCAGGAGCATTGACGAGTGTACTGCTTTTCATGTTGTCTTCGCACCTGGTTGATTTTTTTTCTGCGCCTCGATCCACTGATCAACGGCTTCTCTGTTGTATATGCATTCGCTCGAAGGCTTCGGATTTCCGTCTGGTGAAATGTGCAGGTACTCGCGGCCCAGCATCCAGGATTCTTTTCTGGCGCGGGTAATGGTTCCGGGCTTAAGCCCGGTAACCGCAATCAGAACTTTTTCGCTAACCCACTTGTTTGGCGTCAGTTGGATAATGTTGCTCATCGTTTTCTCCAGTGGCCCCGCAGCGGGCCATCGCTAATATTCAGTTTGCCTGTGCTGGCAGATTTCTAAGTTTCCGGACGCCGATCATTGCGGTGGCTACGTAGCTGGTGGCCCGGTTAACTACTTCAACAGGCACCTTTACGCCATCCACTACAACGGTGTAATTGGTAACGTGCTTTTGTCTGCCGTAATCGCCGAACTTTTCATGATGCGCCGCCAGTGCAACATCACATGCGCGACGGCCCAATGGCGATTGCTTACTGCGATTTATAAGGCGCATAAAACCTCCTCAGGCGGGAGGGCGTAACCCCTCCCGATGCAATTAGCCGATGTATTCCGGTTTCATATCGTCCAGGGTGACGCGGTACTTATCGTGCAGTTCGTCGCCAAGATGACGTTTAGCAGCGCCAAGCGTGCTTTCAGCTTTAGCAAACATCTCTGCGGCTTCCGGTTCGCCAGGGTTTGGAATTGAGTTGATCACTGCCTCGACTTTGTTCTGTGCATCGACCTGGTAATAGCGCTTCACTGCTTTGTTTTTTAATTCGGTGAACAGCGCAGTACCCAGCAACGCTTTCTGTGATTCGATATCCGCACGGATTGCTTTTGCCTGATCAACGGAACTTGCTGTATCAATGCGTTCGCGAAGATCGTCGGCAACAGCATCAACGTTAGCTGCCGACTCCTGCGCGCTGGTCCTGGTGCTAACCTCGCTGGTGATTTCCTGTACGCTCATGCGCTGGACTGGAGCAGGGTTAATCTCGCGTTCTTCTCGTTGCTCAACCTCATCAGGGCTGTACACGCCGAGGATCACTTCCGGGCAGTACAGGCGAGCCCAATATTTAACGCCCAGATAGGCAATTTGCTGTTTAGGGTTTGAAACCCATAGCGGAGAATTGCGGGTAACAACGCCGGAGAGGTAAAGAGGTTCTCCCCAGGTGATTTCAGATTCACCTCGCAGAATGGCACCAACCTGAACGAACAGGCCGATCTCGTCCTCATCTGTCCAGCCACGAACGCGCTCAGTGACGGTGTACTTCCCATTTTTACCGTTTTTATCGCGTGTGATTTCCTGTGTCCTGGTGCAGCGCTCCCAGTCACCCCCATAGCGGTAATGAAAACGGCCATGAATGGCACTGGAGCTTGCGATTACTGCGTTGACCAGTTGTGCCTCGTAACCAAGAACACCGTTAACCAGGTGTGTTTTCTGCGCCACAGCGTAAGGGTTCATGCCCCATTGCATAGCCTGCATGACGATAGCCATACAGTCGGCTGGTTTCCCTGCAAGGTGTGCCGGTACCGTCACCTGTGAGTCTGCCATCAGGTTAGCGAAAGCTGTTAACTGACCCAGTGCCTGAACGTTAAAAATTGCGTTACTGGCAGAAATGGTGTTTGGTGCCTGCTGCTCAGTGGTAACAATATTTGTGTTTTCCATGATTTTCCCCTTATGCCTGTACGCGCAACGCTTCAAGGCGGCGCACATCAAAATCGTTCAGTTCGTCGGTGTAGTCTTCTGTGATAGGCGCTGACCATTCACCAGTGTCGAAGCCGTTTGCTATCTCTCGCATTGTTTTGCGGTATTCCAGCATGCCAAGTTCCAGCAACTCGGTAGACGCCTCAATGATGGCGACCCAGTGGTAGTTCTCGTCTTTGTTGACGAAAATCCAGAAAAACTGGTCCAGCGCCGCAGTTTCGCAGTACATGGCCGCGCTCAGGTGATAGTCCCGATCGATGATTTCCCGGTGCAACTTCGCACGCAGGCCTTCCTGCTTGATGTTCCACATGCTAATAGTTTTCAGATCGGCGCCAATGCGCAGGCCGCCCATATCGAGCTCAAGGTCAGGGCGTACCCGAACTTCCAACCCGGTTTCCTCATCAATCCCAAAATAGCTAACCTCGACAGCGCGGCTTGGGTGAGTCAGCAATTTGCCGGCGGTCGGGTGCTCCAGCAGGGCTTTCTGAATGTTCAGCGCGGTGCTGAGCTGTTGGCGGGTGACCAGCACTTTCCCTTCGGTGTTCTCCCGCCACGCATCCAGCAATTCGTCGGCGAATACCGCTGCCGGGTTGACTGATTTCACGGCCTGAATCAGATCGGCCTTCGTGCCAGAGACTTTCAACGGCGACGATTTTTGCGCTTCCTGAGCGACCAGGTCAGGGTTGATTATTGCCAGTTGCTCCAGCAGCGCGTCACGGCTGCCGCTGGTTTTAACCGGCGCGGGCAGGGTGGCGTTGTACTCTTTGATGCAGGCTTTCATCGCCGTGGCTGTATGTTTGGTGCCGTTTTCAATGCGCTGGAATTCTTCGGGAAGCTGCTCATACGATGCATAGGTTTCATCTACCGAAGCTCCAAGCGGCATCTGCGACGGCAGGGTGGCGTTGTACTCTTCCAGCAGCGCTTTGATATCGTCAGCACTCAGCAGCGCTGGCAGGCTGGCGTTGTGCGCGTCGATGAACTCGCGCAGGGTGGCGGTGGTGGTGAAAGCACCCTCAGGGATCTCCGGCTCTACGCTGAACTCCGCTTCGAGGTTTTCCGGCTGTAGAGCCAGAGCATGTACCAGGTTGCCCATATCAAGCACTGGAGAGCGCTCTTTGACGATAGTCTTCTCTACGTGACGCGCGTTAAAGTACATCAGCGACACGCGAGCATCTTTCACCTGAGTTGAGCTGATCCCGTTGGCGGCGTGGTAAACCTCGTTTGGTACACCTTCATAGCGGCCCGGCTCGAAGTATTCCGGCCAGGCTGCTTCTGGCTCTTCTTGTTGCGATTCCGGTACGTTTTGTTGCGCCTCAGGTTCAGATTGGCTCACAGAATCGTTGTTCTGGTGCGTCTCAGCCTGATTCTGGTTCTCTACGGTAACTGCTTCTTTACCAGTACCCAGATCGCCTTCGCCTGCCTGCACCGCATCACCAGCCTGTTTTTCATCACTGTCAGCTTCTTGAACCTGCACATTGCTGGTGATCTCCGGATTCGTTTCTGTGCCATGAGTTGATGAGTTCTGCATTAAAGCGGACACGTCGAAAATACCGTTGCCAACATTTTTAACCAGTTCAGGTTCGGTGGTCGGCTGGCTTGTCTCGGTTTTCACCCATTTTGGGTCGTTCGGGTCGCTGATGCCCTCGACGTATTCACCGCGTGCGGCTGCCAGTTGTTTACCAACATCAACCGGGCTTTTGGGTGGAATGTTTTTACGTGCTTCGTACAGTTCTGCCCGTATTTTCTGGTAGCCTGCTTCTGTCTGGCTTACAGGTGGCTCATTCTCCAGCGGCTGCGGGTCCGGATGATGTTCAGTTGTGTCCTGTTCCACTGCTTCAGGCGTTGCTGGTTCATCTGCCACTTCGCCTGCCGATTGTGGTTTTTCTTCATCACACTGAAATCTCCCTGCCTCAATATCCCGCAGACATTTACCCGCCTGACGAAGCCTTGCTGCATTTTCTTCATGGGTTGTTGGGGTGTTATCAGGCGCATATTCGTACCAGTCCGGATCGCGAACACCATGAACGGCAAGAAAGCTTTCGCACCACGTCCGGCGAAGATCAGGATTACCGTTATGTACGGCCTTTGGTGCCTTGCGTACCAGGTCAATAATGGTCTGTCGGTCGTAGCCTTTGATGTCGGGGATAATGCCCACTGTCATCGACATTCGCTTCCAGTCTTCCCGGTCTTCGGCGATGATACGTTTTGCAAAATCCATTGCAGGACGCAGGTTATTCAGATCCAGCTCCTCACAGAAACCACAAGCGAGCTCATAGTTAATCGTTCTGTGTGTCGGTTTTTCGCTACGGCGTGGACGTTCTGGCTTATTTACGTCGGCGACAATTACTTTATGTGGCTCGGATTTTTTAACGGGTGCTGGTTTATTCTTCAGGCGTTCAGCCCATTCCTTAACCAGCAGGCCGCGGTTAATGTGTTCAGCACTGAACCATTCCTTAAAAAACTTAATAGTGGTGCATAACTCAGGCACTTTTCCATCGACAGGAAATACCTGTTTATACGCATTCACTGCTTTGTGAATATCGTGCTCGATAGCTTTCTTGAACGCTTCAACATTCTCGGCGGCAAGCAGCAGGTTCTGGACATACGAATTATCGGTGTCCATTTCGAGACGCAGAATTTCTTTTTTCTGGGAGGCATCGACGTGATAAAGATACTCACCTTCACCAATGTACTGAGCAAGAACGCGGTGACGGAGGGGCATAGTTGCGACAACCGTTAGCTCGGGGGCTGGGGCTGTTGCCTGGGCAGGGCTGTTGCTTTCGTTACCAAAATTTTCGGTGTGGTCTTCCAGCACTTCGCCTGTTTCGGTATCAACACCATCGACGATATGCTGGCGCGCCGCGGCGGCGGCTTCAGATGATGGCAGGGTGACGCCGGGGATTTGCGTCCAGGTCATATTGTCTTTAGCGAGCTGATAGTAATCGCAGAAAGTGAGGCTCAGTTCGCCTTCCGGCGGCAGCTCGTTAACGACAGGGAAATTAGTAGCGACAGCTTTGAAATAATCTTTCAGCTTCGCACCGGATTTAATCAGAAGATAATCCAGTGTTGCATTTGCCGCTTCAAAATCATCACTGCACCAGAGTACAGCGTCTTTCTGGCCTGATGATTTCTTTGCTTTGCGGACTAAAAATACAGGATTAGTTCCACTCATTGTTTTGTCCTCAATTCGTGTAGAATGGAGGTGCCTTAACAGCACCCCGATATATCTGGTTGTTAGGTCCGGTTCGCTTTGGTCGGTTGGACCGGACAGGGCACGCCCGCTTCGGTGGGCGTTTTCTTAATGGATGGTCTGATAAAATTTTTCTGTGTAATCAAGCTTGTAACTTCGGTAATTACCAAACCCTGCTTGTTCTCCATCACTTACCTTGACTGTGAGCAGCGAAATGGCTTCTACAGCACAATGAGGACAGTCGAACTTTCCGAGTACATATCCACCGTCGAGAATCACAGTGGTTTCGCCAGTTGAATTTGAGTGAATAACGCCTGAGACTCTCTTTTCGCAATTGAATAAAGCAATGCTCTTATTAACTGCTTTCAGGTTCATTTCGATTTTTAAGATTTCCATAAGTTCTCCAGTCTTAAATTCAGGGTGTAGGAAGCCACGCCAAATTAATGGCGAATTTTTCATTTCATATTTCGGAACTACTATTTAACTTTCGTGCGCCATCTGGTCGTATTCAGCGCACTGCCTGGAACAATATTCCTTTTCTTTGCGCGCCAGTTGCAAGCCGTTGAGATAGAGAAGGGTGTTTTTTACTTCTTTGCCTTCATCAATGGATTTGCGGCAGTAACCGCATTGTTTAAGCATCCGGATCTCCTTTTTGTGCCAGCAGGTAGCAGAGGCGGCGGATTAAAACCTCAATCCGGTTGAGCGGGACAGCCTGCTGTCGAGCTGGTTTACGTGCGAAATCAATCATTCTCACCCTCGTTTGCCTTATCGCCGGCCAGCGGAACGTTTTACACCTGCTGCGCGTTAACCTTGCCATCTCATCCCGGTCTTCGTATGCCCCGGGCGGCTACTTCGTGGGCGTCCTGCCTTGATGACTCGTTGCTGCGTTTGATAGGTTAAGTATTATCGATTCAATCGATATATGTCAATTAAATTTGATGATTAATTTTACAGGGAAGATTAAGAAAGCGAGATGTGGGTGAATTAATGACATAAAAAAACCGCCAGTTAAGGCGGTTAGTAGTTTTAAAGCTGGTTTAGCGAGAAGGAGGCTCTATTTTTCTGCGTCTTTGGTATTCAGCCATGAAATCGTCTAGTTCTTGAAGTCTGGTGCCTGCAAGCTCAATAAAACGGTCTTGTTCAACAGTCGGTAGCTGATCAAATATTTCTAAGAGCCGCTTTTGTCGGTCATTGAGATCTGTTGGACCACCTTGTGTTAGACGTTCAGGCACATCCGATTCCTCATCATCCTCCATGAAGAACCAATACAACGGCTTACCCGTGGCCTTAGGTAACAACTCTAAGATATCTTTTCGGGGAAGAATGCCGGACTGACACCAACCATTAACTGATTGAGAGGTAGCGCCGACTCTACGACCTAACTCAGATTGGGTGATCCCAGTCTCATTAAGCACTCTTTGTAAACGCTCTCCAAAGTTCATTTTTCGTTCTCGCACAATTACATGGTTTCATTATACAGATTTTTTCTGTAGGTATGGCTATCGAAATAATTTGACAGTATCGATTAAATTTGAATAATTGGTTGTATCTTCACTCAATGAGACCGACCAATGAAAGTAACTGTTCAACGCAAGATCCTTTCCGTGTGTAGCCAGGCTGAGTTGGGACGCCGACTTGGTCGCCGTGCTCAGACCGTTAACGGCTGGTTTAAAAACAAAGTTCCCGGCGAACTTGTAGTTCGAGTGGCAAGAGCTATTGACTGGAAAGTCACCCCACACGAACTGCGTCCTGATCTCTACCCAAACCCAACCGATGGCTTACCAAGCCAAGAGGCATCAGCCAAATAACCATAGAGGATATTTACCCATGGAGAACGCAATTGCACGAAAGTTAGACCCACCAGAAATCAACCCGATTGAGATAGAGAGTGTTCTGCTCAACCGGCTTGCATCAGTAGGGCAGAAATCATACGCCGAGCATATGGGCATCAGCGAGTCGACAGTCAGCAGGCGTAAAGCTGAGGGATATTTCTGCAACATGGCGAAAGAGCTGGCTTTTCTTGGGATTCAGGCCGCGCCACCGGAGGCGGTACTGGTATCCAGAAACTATCTCACAGCTGTAGAGATTCTCGCTGATGCCGGGCTAAAGGCTGAACGAGCCAGGCCGGATGCGCTGGGGTGGGATTGAAAATGGCAGCAACCAAAAAGGCGAAAGCCGCGGTGAGGGGTCACCAACGGCTTTCAGGTGCAATTCATTGCGAATTCATTGCGGGGAAATTATGTCAGTAACCAGTATCGAGGTAAACATCCAGCCAACCCACAAATGCTCTTTTTGCGGAAAGACGAATGTTGAAGTGGCTGGCGTTTCTATCTGCCAGAAATGCGTCTTTCAGTGCGTTGATATTGTCTTTAAATACGCAGAAAAGACGAACTCTCCAACGTATTAAATTCAGGGGTATCTATGCAAAGTTCACCATGTGGCTTAAGGCTTCTCTCCAGTAGCGCATTCGTATGCCTTAGTGAGGGCGTCGATCAGGCGAGGAACTTCCCCTACGTGCATCTCAATTTCTCGGCAGATATTCAATTCTTCCGAATTAACACCAGGGCAGTGATTGATAGAAATTGTAAGCGAATTGTCATGCTCATCGTATCTGACAGAAATTTCAGGTCTGTGCGGTGTTGCTATGAATTTGTTCATTTTAACTCCATGGTCTGTAGGTATTTTATGGCTGCTTTACCTTACATGCAATTGTACATAGCTGATTATCTGGCAGATACCATGCATCTGTCTACAGAGGAGCATGGGGCTTATTTGCTGTTGATGTTTAACTACTGGCAAACGGGGAGAGCTATTCCGAAAAGTCGTTTAGCAAAAATTGCACGACTTGATAACGAGCGTTGGATTTCCGTTGAAGAGTCGTTAAGTGAGTTTTTTATCGACAATGGTGAAGAATGGATACATGAACGTATTGAACAGGATTTGGCATCTGTTCATGCGAAGCTGGAACAACGTTCTGCCGCAGGAAAGGCCTCAGTAGCAAAGAGAAAAGCCAATAAAACAATGAAAGTTGCACGAGAAAGCAACGTGTGTTCAACGCTCGTTGAAAGTTCGTTAGAGCGGAATGCTAACGGAAACTCAACTAATAAAGATAAGAATAAAGATCTAAAAGAATTAAAAGATCCCCCTAAATCCCCCACGGGGGGAGATAGAAATAATTTTAATCCGCTTTCGATTGAATTACCGGAATGGCTATCCCCGACTCTTTGGGCGGAGTGGGTGGGTTATCGCAAACAACTTGGTAAGCCAATTAAAACCCTGCAAGGGGCCAACGGCTCGATTAATAAACTCACAGCATACAGGACGCAGGGGCATAGCCCTGAGTTCGTGGTGAAACTGACCATGGAAAATGAGTGGAGGGGGCTACTTGTTCCTGAGGAAACTGCGAGCAAAAAGCGTCGTGACGTAAACGAAATATCTCAACCTGATAATTCGATCCCTACCGGATTCAGGGGGTAACGATGAAAAACGTAATCGGTACTGGCAGTGCGCTTGATCGCCTGAAAAGAATTATCCCAGCCAGTGTGCAGCCGAAATTCTCGACTGCTGATGAGTGGCGGGCATGGCAGGAAGCCGAAGGGCGTAAACGCAGTGAAGAGCTTGACAGGATGAATCAGAAATCCCGCACCGAGAAGATTTTCGGACGATCTGGCATTCAGGATCTTCATCGTAGTTGTACGTTTGCCAACTACGAAGTAAGCGGGGAGGGGCAGCGAAAAGCGTACACGATGGCAAAAAGTTATGCCCAGAACTTCGGTAGCGGATTTGCGAGCTTTGTGTTCAGCGGTGGTCCGGGAACCGGGAAAAACCATCTTGCGGCGGCAATCGGAAATCATCTGCTGGCCGGCGGTCATAGCGTTCTGGTGGTAACCATTCCTGACCTGATGCTCAGGGTTCGTGAGTGCTACGACGGTGGGCAATCAGAAGCGTCCCTGCTTGATGACCTTTGCAAAGTTGACCTGCTGGTACTGGATGAAGTCGGTATTCAGCGCGGGAGCAGTGGTGAGAAGGTCATTCTCAATCAGGTTATCGATCGCCGTCTCTCATCGATGCGACCTGTTGGCGTTCTGACGAATCTTAACCACGAGGGGCTGTTGGATTCACTGGGCGCGAGGGTTATCGATCGCCTCCAGATGGACGGAGGGATGTGGGTGAATTTTGACTGGGGAAGCTACCGGAAAAACGTTAGCCACCTCCGGATTGTGAAATAAGGGGTTAAAAATGGCCCGACCTAAAACACACAGCGAACGGATGATTATTCTTGAGCGGATTATCGGTCTGGTGAAAGAGCAGGGGCGCATCACGACGAACGACGTCGTTGCGATTTTCGGCGTGCACCGAACCACGGCGGAGAAATATCTGCAGATCGCGTTAGTGCGCGGAGGTTTCATCCGCCACGGGCGGTGCGGCGTTTTTCGTGACCAGCGGGCAGTAATTGATTATGACCTGAAGCGTTATAGCTGCAACAAGACAACCGGATTTTCAGCGCTACCGGCACTGGAGAAAAGCCAGGTAATGCAGGTTTATGGAGCATCCAAAATGAGCATCAACAAGGGGGTAGCCCAATGAGCAACATCAAAGGTCCGCTTATCAGCAGTCAGCGCTACCTCGACAAGGCAAAGGTAAACGACAGAGCGGCAAGATTTAAGCGTTTTATCGTATCTGTTTACCCGATAGTTCTGCGTGGGCAGCAATACACCATCCTGATGGATGGCCACCACAACTACGCGGCGGCAAAACTGGCTGGCATAGAACCTGATTACCGACCAATCACCAAAAAGGTGCAGCGTATTCTCGGTGAGATGTCATGGCGCGAGCGTGAGGCATTCTTCATCAACAACGTTACAGACAGCAACTACTACTTTGTTGAAACAGGCGAAGTGGTTCATGAGTTGGTTATGCCTGATACGTCCTGCAAATTCCAGGCGCACGCAGGTAACCAATGGATTTTTGGAGGTGCAGCATGACAATCGACAAACGTGCGCTGCGTGAAGTGGCGGAAAAGGCTACGCCGGGGACTTGGCGCCGCACCTCATCACTGTTCAATGGCATCACGGTAACGCCATTTTCTCTTTGCGGTGAAGAAGTGACGTTGGCCCATACTGTTGAGAAACGTGACGCGGAATTTATCGCCGCAGCCAACCCCGCCACCATGCTGGCGCTGCTTGACGAGAATATTCAACTCCAGCGGGAAAAAGACGCAACAGAGGCCGTAGCGCTGGCGCTGCGTGATGATATGCGGGATGCGCGGGAGCAACTGGAAGAAGCAGAAAAGCAAGTGGAAGAATTCACGATGTGGATTAAGCGTCTGGCCCACTCACTCAGAAACGCCAAGCCGAACAGCAAGTTATACGGTGCCGCAATGGACTATTTGAGCCGTAAGGGGTTAATCAGTGTGGAGGATGTATTGAGATGACCACTATTACCAAAGAATGGCTACAGCAGACCATCGCTGAATTTGAAAACACTCGCGACGATATTCCATTTGGCCTGAACGATGACGACGCCAAAATTCTTATTGTGCTGAAGCGTGCGCTGGCAGCGCTTACCGCTGAACCTGTGGCGTGGACTGACGCTGAAGAACTGCGGGATTTACGTACATTCGGTTTTTGCGAAATGTTCACAGTTGAACCTGTCAGTAAGGATGCTGATATGTATCGCGTTATCCCGTTATACACAGTCTCGCAACCAGTACCAGAACGCGAACGTATTCGCCGTGAACATGCTGAATGGTCTGATGCCACATTCGGCGATGTTGGCCCCATCGGTCCACTGAAGCACCTCTCGAAAGAGGCATTGGAAACTGCCGCAGAACCTAGCGACCTCAGCGAATGGGCTGATATGCAATTCCTGTTATGGGATGCACAACGCCGCGCTGGTATTACTGACGAGCAGATTGCCCTGGCGATGGTGGAAAAGCTGGCGGTGAACAAGAAGCGCGAATGGCCTGAACCGAAAGACGGTGAGCCACGACTGCATATTAAAGAGCAGTCAGCGCCGGTAATTCCGGATGGTTGGATAAGCTGTAGTGAGCGGATGCCAGAAGACGAGCAAGAAGTAATTGTTCATAACAAGTTGGGATATCGTTATGTTTCATATTTTGATGAGCATTCTGGACTATTTTTTGACATGCGAGGCGGCAATCAGATGAACTGCATTGAGCATATCTTGGTTACGCACTGGATGCCGCTGCCAGCAGCACCAGAACCAGAGCAGAGCTAATGTCCCGTATCTACATGCCGGTCCTGTGATCGGCATTAGTGAAAAATCAAAAAATACGAATCAGTGATTTGTAATCAACATTTCTTAGGTTTGTAGATATGCGAATAATAACCAGGAAGAAACCTGCGTTCACTGACCTGTACCAGACTGGTGTTCTGACGCGTATAGCAGCCGTTAAGACTGACAGTGGCGGCTGGCGCCTGTTTGGAGTGTGGCGTGATCAGGATATCGCTGTATTTGTGGAAGCGGCGCGCGGCGGCATCCGGGAATGGTCCGGCTTAAATTATCTGGCTGAGTTTGTGTTCAGTTGTGGCATTAGTCTCTGGGAGGTTCACAACAAGACGGACCGGAAAACTCCGGCATGAAGTGTTGCGTCATAACCCGCTTCGGCGGGTTTTTCGCCTAAAATCTGATATGAAACAACATGCTAGCTTTTGCAAAAAGTGCTATTCACCTCTTGAATATTCTTTCTAACAGGTATACTGTGTTTATATACAGTAGTTAAATGTAGAGGGAATTATGAGAATTGAACTTGTTATCAGCCGGACAAAACAGCTTCCGGAAGGTGCCGTTCCTGCGCTTGAAAAAGAATTAATTACCCGTCTCCAGAATCAGTATGAAAACTGCAACTTAACCATCCGTCGAGGCAGTCAGGATGGTCTGAGTATCGTCGGTGCTGCTGATGGCGATAAAAAACGTATACAGAGCATTCTGCAGGAAACGTGGGAAAGCGCTGACGACTGGTTTTATGCATATTAAGCATCGTGGAGTCGCAGACGTTTCCAGAAATAAAGTCAGTGTGACGGGGGTTACATGTTAGAAGACTTACCAGAATCAGGGTATGCGGTTATACGTTGTTACGATCATTGTGTAGTGGCAAGGTTCGGTAGTATTCCGGATAGCGGACGCGCTCTGATGTATCGTCGTGGTGACGAGATATCTTTTGTTCCCCTTCACCCTGATGACATAGTTGGAACTCCAACATTATTTACGCAAATGTTAGAAAAGGCAGGCTATCGAATTACCCGTTGCTTTGATACACTTCAAATGTAGGCCTGAACAACCTGCACCTGCTGCGCCACGGAGAATACCATGGCGCACGAATTACAACTCATCAAGCAGTCATCTGGAATCCTGATCCCCGCGACGCCGGAGACCAGCGATATTCTGCAATCAAAAATCAAACTCGGCGCCGTGCTGGTGGCTGAGTTCCGTCAGGTGAGGAATCCTGCATTCCATCGCCGCTTTTTCGCGTTGCTTAATCTCGGGTTTGAATACTGGGAACCCACCGGCGGCGCCATTTCTGCCAACGAGCGCAAACTGGTAAACGGTTATGCAAAGTTTCTTGCTGCATATGGCGGGAATGAGGGCGCATTACTGGATGCGGCTGAGCAGTATCTGGAACAGATTGCAAACCGCCGGGTAACAAACGGAATTAGCCCCTGTAAATCTTTCGATGCATACCGCGCATGGGTGACGGTTGAGGCTGGTCACTATGACGTCATCCAGCTACCTGATGGCACCCTCCGCAAACATCCCCGCAGTATTTCTTTTTCCAGTATGGATGAGGTCGAATTTCAGCAGTTGTATAAATCCGCGCTTGATGTGCTCTGGCGGTGGATTTTATCACGTACATTCCGTACTCAGCGCGAGGCCGAGAACGCCGCCGCCCAGCTCATGAGCTTCGCGGGGTGATGACGATGAAATACTCCTGGTTCCATCATCATGACTGCACAACCGAGCAGGCCGACACGCTGATATCGGATTATCAGAAGCGGGGCGTAAGGACAGAAAAGAGCCTGAACTCTGACTTCATTACCTGGACTGTCAGCGCCCGGCTGCCTGAAGGCAATAAACCACCGCGTATAAATCGCCAGTGGCAAAACCGGATATGGGGGTGAGCATGGCTATTTATCGCAGCAAAAAGTGGCTCGCCGCCGTCGGGCAGATCGAGCGCTGTGTTCTTTGTGGAACATGGGGAACGCAGGTGGCACACCGGAACGAATTAAAAGGCATGGGGCTTAAAACTGACGACTGCGCGACCGCTGCGCTTTGCCCGGAGTGTCATCACGAAATCGATAACGGGAATAAGCTGAACAGGGAAGAGCGCCGGTGTCTGATGAACAGGGCGATCGTACTGACAGTGATTAAACTTGTACGCATGAGAAAGGTGGTACCGAAATGATTTATCCAACCAGTACCGGAAAACCGGGCGAATATTTTCGACTGAATACACTGGAAAGCGTGTGGATTCAGGGAAAACTCCGTATGTGGGGGCGATGGTCATACATCGGCAGCGGTAAACCCGGCAATATGTTTAACCAGTTGCTGGCCTCCAGAAAACTGACAAAAACAGCCATCAATGAGGCTTTACGCCGTCTGAAAAAATCAGGAACAAGCAAGCCAGAGCTGGAGGCCTTTCTTCGTGAAATGATGAACGGGAAACAAAAAAGCTGGCTGGCGCATTGTACTGATTCCGAGGCCATGTTGATTGACCGCGTGATTGGTACTGTATTAGCTGAGTATCCGGCGCTGAAAAAGTTGATTCACCAGCGTTACGAAGGGCGGGGAATGAGTAAGCGCAAAATGGCTGAGCGATTGCAGGACGTTAATCCGGAATGGTGTTTTAGCACATGTGAGAAACGTATCGCGCACTGGCTGAAGGTTGCTGAATATATGCTATATCGGCCAATGCATGATGAATTTTGTTATAGCTAAAAAAGTATTGCTTTTTTACGTATAAACTGCTTCAATTTCGCTATGCTTCGCAAAGCTGTATCGCGAGGCGAATAACAGACATGAACACAAAAAGAACCCGCCATTGAGCGGGTTTTGTCGTTTCTGAGTTATACATCCTGAGAGATATTGCAGAAAGATATTTCTGGATACACATAATGTAACCAGACGGGTATTTACTGAATTTTATTGCGGGTTATAGAGTAACCTCGTCGCAGTGAATCCACCTGAGCGGATGGGCGGAAATGGTCATGAACATGAACGATCTAATCCTTATCAATGAAAATGCCCGCGCGTCACAGTATGACCAGCTAAAGGCGCACCGGGAGGCACCCGGCACCGCGACAACTAAACGAAACAGGACAGTAATCAAGGGCTACTTCGGTAGCCCTTTCTGTATACAGTTGCCATGACGGAACGGGAGCGATTTCAGTAATAGTGTATGGCGGGTATCATTAAGAATTAAAAATATACACTCATCTTTATCTGGCAAGGTCTTTATATTCTTATAAATGCTGAATCATTTACGATTAATTATACTTCCTCCACGCTATCCGGCACTTCTATTTTTTCTTGCCATAACATCATGTTTTCTGTGGTGTATTTTCACACTTAAATCCCGGGAGGGTATTATGAATGTGTTTGCTTTATCTGCATTAAGTGGTTTAATGTTTTTTTCTTCATTAACATATGCTGCTAACTATGTGGATGCTTCAGTGTCCGGAGGAACTGAAAAAACAGGGGTTATAAAAACCAGTGTGCCTGTTGAGTATGATTCAGTAAAAGGTGCGTGTAAGACGCAGAACCCCGGCGTTATAGCAAAGAGAGCGACAAAAACAACCGGACTGGAGTTGAAGACTTTTAAATGTTCTGAAGGAAGTGCAGTAATTTCAGAGGGGAAATTCAATGGTTCTAATGAACCGTTTGGTGAAGCATATGCTTATATTACCGATATTTTAAATAAATATAAGGCATATCATAAAAAAGCCTTATTATCAGTTCCTGTTAACCTTTCATTTTATGAACGTGATGACTGGGGAGCCAACGCCTCATGGAATGCTCAGACAAAAACCGTAACACTAATATCAGGGAACAGTGGAAGCGGGATTTATACACCAAGTGGAAAAACAATTATTTATCATGAATTGGGACATGCGATATCTAACGCCGGGCAGACATCAGCAACATCTGAAGACAGCGCAATTGATGAAGCTTTTTCAGATATATTTACGGTATTCTTTAATAACCATGGAGTTTCCGGAGATGCTGTAGACTGGGATATTGGCAGAGGATATAGCAGAACCGGGGAGGCGATTCGCTATGTTGATTCTCCTAAAAGAGATGGTGCAGTAGAAAATATTCATGATATAACACCATCAATGAATCCGTATCAGCGTGGTGGATTTATAAGGAAAATGTTCTATAACTTATATAATAACCTTCGTGCAAGTGGCTTTGATAAAAATAAAAGTCTGGAACTGAGTTATATGCTTTTTTATGATGCTAATGAAGACTGGCATAAAGGCATGTCATTTGGTGATCTGACCCGTTCATTATATACTGCATATATGACATCTTATACTTCAACTTACAATGAGAAAAATCTTTTAAATGCAATGAGTGATGTTGGTGTATCACCTGAGGTTCAGTATAAAATATACAGTAAAGCAGGTTTTGTATCGAGGCTAAAAGTTGTGTACTATGATTATGATGGTAATTTCCATGAAGAGTTCACTCCACAGGTTCCTGTGGGGCAAACTGCATGGGTTAATGTTCCTATGTATGCTTCTGAATCCGTTTCCATAAGTGCACAGATAGATTATTATGGTTTTAAAGATTATCACTTACTCTTTCCGACTCCATGGGTAAACCAGTGTGTTATTACATGGGGGACTGTTTTTTCACCGCAGGCAGCGATAGGTAGTGAAAAATGTGATTTTTGATATTTATAAGAAATATTCAATCGGGGCTGACAGATATAAATAGTATTCGTAATTTGTATTAACGCAAATATGATTTATATGGAAGCACATTCACGATAAAGACCACCTACTGGTGGTCTGTTTTTTCTTTTTCCACTTACCCGACATCCGGGTAGTCCATTCCCGGACAGGGGAAGTTATGACAATGGATAAACATACGACATGGCTGGCCTACATCTGGGCATTAATCAGCGGCATATGCGCCCAGTGGACGTTAAACGACTATGGCGCTCTGATAGGTATTGTTCTGGGTATTGGTACGTTTCTGGTTAATAAGCATTACAAAAAGAAAGCAGAGCAGGCTCAGGCAAGGCAGGCCGCCGCGATGGAGGAGCGTAACAGGCTAATCGCCACGATTCTGGAAAAAAACGACCATGACAGCACGTTAAAGATGCTGGCGGTATCTGAAATGCCGGAGGGCAGTAATGGCGCTCAGGACAAAAGTTAAATACGGTCTTTCCGCCGCCATGCTGGCGCTGATTGCCGCCGGTGCCAGCGCACCGCAGCTACTCGACCAGTTTTTACAGGAGCGGGAAGGAAATACGCTGGTGGCCGTTCGTGATAACGGCGGCGTCTGGTCAGTATGCCGTGGCGTGACTCGTATCGATGGTAAACCCGTTGTGAAAGGCCAGCGACTGACGCAAAGCCAGTGCGACCATTACAACGCCATCGAGCGGGATAAAGCGCTGGCATGGGTAAATAAACACGTTCATATACCGCTGACCGAACCGCAGAAAGCCGGTATTGCGTCGTTCTGTCCGTATAACATCGGTCCCGGTAAATGTTTTCCGTCCACGTTTTACCGGAAGCTCAACGCAGGAGATCGTAAGGGAGCGTGTGCAGAAATCCGCCGTTGGGTATATGACGGCGGCAAAGATTGCCACAACAGGGAAAATCAGTGTTACGGCCAGGTGATACGCCGCGACCAGGAATCAGTGCTGACGTGTTGGGGGATTAACCAATAAATTGTTGTCAGCGGAATAATTCACCAAAAAATGACATGGCGCCACAGGGGCGGATAACACAAAATCTGCCGATTTCTGATTTACGAAGGATATAAAAGCGAAAACCCCGAACGTTAGCGGCGATCGGGGTTTTCTGTTTCTGCACCTTGAATAAGGCAAGGGAGAACCTGTGATTGATATTAGCAAACTAATACGGGAGTTGCGACTAATGATTGAGCAATTACCAAACTGGAAATTTGTCCTGATCTGGTTGGTACTGTTTGTCGCCGCTATTGGCTATCTGATAGGACAAATCCGTTGGTGGTGACATGAATCGTATAACCACCGGCGTAATAGTCTCGTTGCTGATTATGGCCGCCGCGCTGGCATGGACAACGGACCACTACCACGGTAATGCCGTGAAATATAAATCGCAGCGCGACACCGCTACTCACAAGCTGACGCTGGCGAACGCGACAATTACCGACATGACGAAGCGCCAGCGTGACGTTGCTGCCCTCGATGCAAAATACACAAAGGAGTTAGCCGATGCACAGACTGAGAATGCTGATTTGCAGCGCCGCCTTGCTTCTGGTGGCCGGGTGCGCGTCAAAGGACGTTGTACAGTGCCCGCCAGTACCACAACCGCCAGCCCCGGCAGCGTGGGCAATGCTGCCACCGTCGAACTCTCTCGGGATTCTGGACAAAACGTTCTCGATATCCGCGCCGGAATCATCAGCGATCAGGCAAAACTGAAGTATTTGCAGGAGTACGTTCGCACGCAGTGCAGATAAAAAAATCCCCGCAGGAGGGAAAAGGAGCTTACCTGCGGGGGAGTTTCAGAAATGCATAAAAATGACAATGTCTCTGGGTTTGCGTACTACTGCATCGCGTTTTTATCGTACTGGCGGGAGCTGGTTTCCGTACATACCAAAAACGTAACCAGACGCTAAAAACTGGTACACCTCATGAAAATAACCCAGTGGCTGAAAAGCCTCATCCATACGGAGCAAAGAGAAATGTCGGATATGAAAGATATCGTCACCGACGACATGGTGAAAAACGCCCTGCGTTCAGACACGGTAACCACCGCGGTTAAAACGCAGATTAAATCCACACTGGATCAGCAGATTGACGCCGCTGTCGATACCGCATTGACCGATATTCTCGGTAGTGATGCTGATAATACGGTTATGCAGTAGGTGAGATCAGGCATTACAGCAGCCCTTCAGTGAGGGGCTGCGATAATGGTTAATCACAGGGAACATAATCATGGCAAAACCGGACTGGGAGGCCATCGAGACGGCATACCGGGCCGGAGTGACGTGTGAGCGTATTTACAACTCGGTGAGAGAGTCAACTAACAATCCCATAGCTCCGCACTGGCGGGGCTTTTTGTTGTAACAAGAAGACGAAGAAGGAAATACTATGTTTACAGTTAAAACCATCATCAACGGTGTTACGCATATTTGTGAGCAACCATCTATCTCGATAGCCAGGGCTGGTTCTGAAACGTTCGCAGATACTTTAAAACTTACTCATAACTCAGCCAGCCCAGACTTCGCATACTGGCTCCCGGCTATCTATGAAGATCCAGAAATGACCAAAGCGCTGCAGGAGGAAGAACTGGTTATTAGTGACCGTACTGATGTGCTGGATACTGATGCTATTGCCATCATTATTGAGGAATATCCGAGTGAAAATTTCCCCGGCGCGGGTGATGGCTGCCGTTACCAGTTTATCTATCCGGGCGATCAGGTTTATGTGATGAACTCTAATGGTGCCACCATAGAGGTTGTGAAGTAAGCATTACAGCAGGGGCTAATCCGTGGGAGGACATCAATCTTTACGGGTCCTTTCCGGCAGTCAGGGACATTACGGGGCGGCAGCGTCGCAGGATTTCACTCCTTATGAAAATTTTCAGGGAAAAGCCAGATCCGTTCTTCTTATCGTTTATTGACTGTTTTTAAAGGTTTTTTTAGAAAAAAGAAAGGATCTGCTGGATAACGTTTTTAGTTAAAAACGAAGATCGCAGATCCTTTCCTGTTTCCGGGAGACTTTTCCATGAACGTGAATAAAAAAAAACTGGCTGAAATTTTTGGTTGTGACGTCAGAACTGTCACAGCCTGGCAAAGCCAGGGGCTGCCACTTGTTTCCGGAGGAGGAAAAGGTAACGAAGCAGTGTTCGACACCGCGGCAGCGATTTCATGGTACGCGGAGCGTGATGCGTCTATTGAAAATGAAAAGCTGCGTAAAGAGGTTGATGATTTACGTGCCGCTGCGGAATCAGATCTTAATCCCGGCACCATCGACTATGAGCGCTACCGCCTGACAAAAGCCCAGGCGGATGCGCAGGAACTTAAAAATGCTGAGCGCGAAGGGCTGGTTCTTGAGACCGAATTGTTCACCTACATCCTGCAACGGGTGGCTCAGGAAATAGCAGGGATACTGTCAAGGGTACCGCTGGTATTACAGCGCAAATATCCTGATCTGTGCCAGTCACACATCGATGTGGTCAGAACGGAAATCGCCAGGGCGTCAGGCAGGGCCGCCACGATAGCGGATGTGGAGAAGTGGACCGATGATTTCCGGAGAGCGCAGGGCGAATAATGCCAACAGAGCCATAACTAACGGGCTGATAGCGCTTCATATTCCCGTACCGCTTACCACCGTGCAGTGGGCTGATGAGTATTACTATCTGCCAAAAGAGTCCTCCTACACCCCCGGCAAATGGGAAACGCTGCCGTTTCAGGTAGCGATAATGAACGCGATGGGGTATGAACTGATCCGCGTTGTAAACCTCATTAAGTCTGCCCGCGTGGGCTATACCAAAATGTTGCTGGGGGTGGAAGGCTATTTCATAGAGCACAAGTCGCGCAACAGCCTGCTGTTCCAGCCGACCGACTCATCCGCTGAGGATTTTATGAAATCCCACGTGGAGCCGACTATCAGGGATGTTCCTGTATTGCTGGAGCTGGCCCCCTGGTTCGGGCGTAAACATCGTGATAACACGCTTACCCTGAAACGCTTTTCTTCCGGTGTCGGGTTCTGGTGCCTCGGCGGTGCAGCAGCCAAAAACTACCGTGAAAAATCGGTGGATGTGGTCTGCTATGACGAATTGTCATCTTTTGAGCCTGATGTCGAGAAAGAAGGTTCGCCGACGCTGCTGGGGGATAAACGTATTGAAGGTTCTGTCTGGCCTAAATCCATTCGGGGCTCCACACCAAAAATCAAAGGGTCATGCCAGATTGAAAAGGCGGCAAATGAATCGGCGCATTTTATGCGTTTTCATGTACCGTGTCCGCATTGTGGCGAAGAACAGTACCTTAAATTCGGTGATGGCAGTACGCCGTTCGGTCTGAAATGGGAGAAAAGCAAGCCGGAGACGGTGTATTACCTTTGTGAACATAATGGATGCGTGATCCGTCAATCGGAACTTGATCAGAAAGCAGGCCGCTGGATTTGCGATAACACAGGCATGTGGACACGCGATGGACTGGCTTATTTCAGCGCGTCCGGTGAGGAGGTTCCGCCGCCACGATCCATTACCTTTCATATCTGGACGGCTTACAGTCCCTTTACCACCTGGATACAAATTATTTATGACTGGCTGGATGCGCTGAAAGATCCAAATGGTGTGAAAACCTTTATAAACACCACCCTGGGCGAGCCTTATGAAGAGGCGGTGGCCGAAAAACTCAGCCATGAGCTTTTGCTGGAAAAAGTGATTCATTATGCGGCGCCGGTTCCGGAGCGGGTGGTGTATCTGACCGCTGGTATCGACTCCCAGCGTAACCGTTATGAAATGTATGTCTGGGGCTGGGCGCCGGGCGAAGAGGCTTTCCTTATTGATAAGCAAATTATCATGGGACGGCATGATGATGAAGATACCCTGCAGCGTGTGGATGCCGTCATTAATAAAAAATATCGTCATGCTGACGGGACGGATATTTCCATTTCCCGTATCTGCTGGGATACCGGAGGGATTGATCAGGAGATCGTTTATCAGCGTTCAAAAAAGCACGGCATATTCAGGGTATTGCCCATCAAAGGGGCGTCGGTATACGGAAAACCCGTTATCACCATGCCCAGGAGCAGGAATCAGCGCGGTGTGTTTTTATGTGAAATCGGGACTGACACCGCCAAAGAGATGATTTACGCCAGACTTAAAGAGCCTCCCACCCCGCCTGACTCAGCCTCACCTTACACCTTTCGTTTTCCGGATAATCCGGAAATTTTTTCGGACGTGGAAGCGAAGCAACTGGTGGCAGAAGAACTGGTGGAAAAGGTGGTTAACGGGAAGATAAAGCTGCTGTGGGATGCAAAGAAAAGGCGTAATGAAGCGCTGGACTGCCTGGTATATGCGTATGCGGCATACCGGGTATCCGTCCAGCGCTGGCAACTGAGTCTGGATGCGCTGGCCGCGTCCAGAAAAAGCGAGAATAAAACGGGCCCAACCCTTGAGGAGCTGGCCGCCATGCTTTCGGGAGATCTTAATAATGGCAACAATGGCTGAATTGTATGAAGCACGTGCCGCACTGCATGACCTGATGACAGGAAAACGGGTGGCGACAGTACAGAAGGACGGTCGGCGGGTGGAGTTTACCGCAACCTCCGTCGGCGATCTGAAAAAGTACATAACAGAAATGGAAGCCAGCCTGAAAACGGGAGGGCGTCGCGGTCCGGCAGGGGTGAGGTTATGAAACGGGCGTCGGTACTGGTTGATGTCAACGGAACGCCGCTGCGTGAAAGCCTGGGCTACAGCGGCGGGGGTACTGGTTTTGGTGGTCAACTGACAGACTGGATGCCCCCGGCGGAAAGTGTGGACGCCGCACTGTTGCCCTCGCTGCGCCTGGGTAATGCCCGCGCCGATGATCTGGTTCGTAATAACGGTATTGCGGCTAACGCGGTATCGCTCCATAAGGATCATATCGTCGGTCATCTTTTTCTCATCAGCTACCGCCCTAACTGGCAGTACCTGGGCATGAGGGAGGCTTCCGCCAGAAGCTTTATCAATGAGGTGGAATCGGCGTGGTCGGAATACTGCGACGGCATTTTTGGCGAGATAGACATTGAGGGGAAGCGTACCTTTACAGAATTTATTCGTGAAGGGGTTGGCGTACACGCCTTCAATGGTGAAATTTTTCTCCAGCCGGTCTGGGATACCGAAACAACACAACTCTTCCGTACCCGGTTTAAGGCAATCAGCCCGAAGCGCATTGATACACCTGGTCACGCTATGGGGAATCAGCAGTTAAGAGCGGGAGTGGAGGTTGACCGGAACGGTAAGGCGCTGGCGTATCATGTCTGCGATGATGACTGGCCGTTATCAGGTGCGGGACAGTGGACGCGGATACCAAAATATCTGCCGTCAGGTCGCCCGGCCATGCTGCATATTTTTGAGCCTGTGGAGGATGGACAGACGCGCGGAGCCAACCAGTTTTACAGCGTAATGGAGCGTCTGAAAATGCTGGATACGCTGCAGGCAACGCAGCTCCAGTCGACGATTGTTAAGGCGATGTATGCCGCAACGATTGAGAGCGAGCTGGATACTGACAAGGCGTTTGAGTATATAGCGGGAACAGAGGGAACAGGAGCCGGGGATGCGAATAATCCGCTGGTCAGCATTCTGGCGAGTTATGCGCGATATTATGCCGCCAACAATGTAAAACTCGGCGGTGTAAAAATTCCTCATCTTCACCCAGGTGACGCACTTAAATTACAGACGGCACAGAATGCCGACAGCGGATTTTCAGCGCTGGAACAGGCGCTGCTTCGCTATATTGCAGCGGGGCTGGGCGTCTCTTATGAACAACTTTCGCGGGATTACTCACAGGTCAGTTACTCCAGCGCCCGCGCATCTGCCAATGAATCATGGCGTTATTTTCTGGGGCGCCGGAAATTCATTGCCGGACGACTGGCGACGCAGATGTTTTCCTGCTGGCTGGAAGAAGCGCTGATACGTGGAGTGATCAGAGCGCCACGCGCCCGATTTTCTTTCTGGGAGGCGCGTTCAAGCTGGAGTCGGGCGGAATGGATTGGTGCCGGACGCATGGCAATTGACGGGCTCAAGGAAGTACAGGAAGCCGTTATGCGTATCGAGGCAGGCCTCAGCACCTACGAGAAAGAGCTGGCCATTATGGGTGAAGATTACCAGGATATTTTCCGCCAGCAGGTCAGAGAGTCAGAAGAACGCCGCAGTGCCGGGCTTCCACGCCCGGTATGGATAACCGATACATACCAGCAACAGATTTCAGACAGCAGAAAACCGGAGGAGGAGCAACGTGCAACGTAATCTCCCGCATATACTCAGCCAGGCCACGAACGCCCCGCTGTTACTTGAACCCGCCTATGCGCGGGTTTTCTTTTGCGCGCTGGGCAGGGAGTCAGGCGCTGGCAGCCTGCACATTCCCCAGAACCTGGAAAACCTTGATCAGGCGGGTATGGAGCTTGTTACCGGAAATTATATGTCCGGCGACAAACCACGGGCGCGTTTTTACCAGGTGGTGAATGGTATTGCCGTGTTGCCAGTGTCAGGAACACTGGTTCATAAACTTGGCGGGATGCGGCCATTTTCCGGCATGACCGGCTATGACGGTATTACCGCCCGTCTGCAACAGGCAATTTCCGATCCAGAAGTGACGGGGGTACTGCTGGATATCGACAGTCCGGGCGGACAGGCCGCAGGCGCGTTTGACTGCGCGGACATGATTTACCGTCTGGGACAACAGAAGCCGATATGGGCGCTGATGAATGATGTGGCCTGTTCAGGGGCGATGTTGCTGGCGTCTGCATGCTCCCGCCGCCTGGTGACGCAGACTGCCAGAATCGGGTCTGTTGGCGTGGTGATGGCACATGCCAGCTATGCCGGACAACTGGAACAGGAGGGCGTGGAAATCACCCTTCTGTATTCAGGAAAACATAAAACAGACCTGAATCCCTATCAGGCGTTACCGGATGACGTTCGTACCGACTATCAGCAAAAGATGGATGCTACACGGCAGATGTTTGCCGACAGGGTTGCACAGTATACCGGGTTGTCCGCAGAGGCCGTCATGGCGACGGAAGCCGCCATTTATGACGGTCAGGCCGGTATTGAAGTGGGGCTGGCGGATGAAATGGTAAATGCCGCTGACGCCATTAGCGTAATGGCAGCGGCGCTGAAGAATAACTCAAAAGGAGGCGATATGCCTGAATTAACAGCAACAGAAGCGGCAGCGCAGGAAAATCAGCGCGTGATGGGGATTATAGGTTGCCCGGAGGCAAAAGGGCGTGAACAACTGGCGCAGATGCTGGCCGGACAACCGGGTATGAGCGTGGCGCAGGCGCAGGCCATTCTGGCGGCGGCAGCGTCGCAGCAGGAAGTTGTCAGTGAGGCCGATCGCATTATGGCGCTTGACGAAGCGAATGGACGTGAGGAACTGGCTGCCACGCTGGCCGCCATGCCGGATATGACTGCGGAGCGGGCAAAAACCATTCTTGCCGCCGCACCGCGTGCCGGTGCCACCTCTCTCAGTGACAGTATTCTGGCACTGGATGAAGCGAAAGGGCGTGAAGAACTGGCGGAAAAACTGGCTGCCGTACCGGGCATGACCACCGAACAGGCCCGTGAACTGCTGGTGGCTGCGCCGGATGCTTCGGGTTCGGGTGGGGCGAGTATGAATAACGCCTTTGATCAGTTTATGCAGTTACATTCCCCGGCGTCACTGTCAGGAGGTGGCGGTAACAGCAGCGATGTTGATACAGATACGCAACTCCTGATGAGCATTCCGGGAACCATGGCAGCAGAAGGCGAGGATAAATCATGACCTTTAAAACGATAACGCAACAGCGTGATGAAAACCGTATTTTCGCCGGAAATGATCCGGCATATACCACAACAGGGGCCAGCGGTATTACCGCTGCCACCCCGGTACTGACACCACTGATGCTGGATGATGCCACAGGAAAACTGGTGGCATGGGACGGACAGAAGGCCGGAACCGCTGTGGGGGTACTAACCCTGCCACTGGAAGGCACTGAAAGTATGCTGACGTACTGGAAAAGCGGCACATTTGCCACGGAAGCACTGTTGTGGCCGGAAAATACTGACGCCGCTAAAAAGGCGAATGCTTTTGCCGGCAGCGCCATCAGTCACGCCGAACTGCCTTAATGGTCATCTGATAATCACGTAATACACAGCAGGCTACAGGCCGCACAGCGGCAGCGGCCTGTTCTGTTTTTACCGTTCAAAGGAATACGTTTCATGAATTTATTTACCACCCGTCAGTTACTCGGTTACACCGAGCAGAAAGTCAAATTTAACCCGCTTTTCCTGACCCTGTTTTTTCGTCGCACGGTGACATTCAAAGAGCAGGAGGTCATGCTGGATAAAATTACCGGAAAAACCCCCATTGCGGCCTATGTGTCGCCGGTGGTGGGCGGAAAAGTGCTGCGTAATCGTGGCGGTGAAACCCGCGTACTGCGCCCGGGATACGTCAAACCGAAGCATGAGGTGAATTATTCGCAGGTTGTGGAGCGTCTGCCAGGGGAAGATCCGGCGCAACTGAACGACCCGGCCTACCGTCGTCTGCGTATTCTGACCGACAACCTCAAGCAGGAGGAGCAGGCCATCATCCAGGTGGAGGAGATGCAGGCCGTCAGCGCAGTGCTGAACGGAAAATACATTATGGAGGGCGAGCAGTTCGAGACCGTGGAGGTGGATTTCGGGCGCTCAGCGGCCAATAACATCACCCAGGCCAGCGGTAAAAAATGGTCAGAACAGGACCGTGATACCTTCGATCCGTCATTTGATATCGATATGTACTGCGACCAGGCATCCGGACTGATTAATATCGCCGTGATGGACGGGAAGGTCTGGCGCCTGTTAAACGGCTTTAAACTGTTCCGCGAAAAACTGGATACCCGCCGTGGCTCCACATCGGTGCTGGAAACCGCCGTTAAAGACCTGGGGGCTGTCGTGTCCTTTAAGGGCTGGTACGGCGATCTGGCGATTGTGGTGGCAAAAACCTCATACATCGATAAAGACGGCACTGAAAAGCGCTACCTCCCGGAAGGCACTCTGGTGCTGGGCAATACCGCGGCAGAAGGTATCCGCTGTTATGGTGCTATTCAGGATTCACAGGCGCTCGCGGAGGGCATTGTTGCTGCAACGCGTTACCCGAAGCACTGGATCACCGTTGGCGACCCGGCTAACGAGTACACCATGACGCAGTCTGCGCCGCTGATGGTGCTGCCGGACCCGGATGAATTTGTGATTGTCCAGGTGGGCTGAGAGAACCGACAAAACGGCCCGTAAGGGCCTTTTTTGTGTCATGAAATCAGAAGGATGACCGAAAATGGCAACAAAAGAAGAGAATATCGCCCGTCTGCAGGAACTCGCCGTACAGCTCGGTCGGGAGCCGGATATTTCCGGCAGCGCTGCCGAAATCAGCCAGCGTGTCGCTGAGTGGGAGGAAGAGGCGAGCGGAATGCAAGCCGGGGAAAATGCTGAAACGACGGCCAGTGACCCACAGGACGAGCCGGAATCTGCAAAAAGCAATACCAATCTTTCGGGATTTGCCCTTATCAGGGCGGTCCGCACGCTTCATATTCACGCGCTGGCAGCAGACAGCGATCGGATTCTGGATACCGTTCAGGCAGGGGATTTGGCACGTATTCAGGAAATATATGTTCATGAACTCGCGGGCGACGGACTGATTGTTGCGTTATGAGGGGAGCGCTATGTCGCAGACAGACAATCTTTTTGATACTGGCATGTCCCGTGCAGATGATGCCATTCTGGGTGTGATGGGAACCGTAGCGACCATCACGTCAGGCGTACTGGCGGGCGCCTCACTGACCGGGGTTTTTGATGACCCTGAAAGTGTTTCATATGCTGCCGGCGGCGTCAGAATTGAAGGAGTAAGCCCGTCATTTTTCGTGAAATCGTCAGCCTTACGACAACTGAAGCGAGCCGATACCCTGGTGATTGGGGAGCAGAATTACTGGGTGGACAGGATGGGGCCGGAGGAGAGCAGCGGAAGCCGGGTTATCTGGCTGGGAACGGGAGATCCACCGACAGATACCCGACGACGGTGAACTATAAGGAGGACGTATGTCACTTAAAGGCCTGGAAAATGCGGTTCAGAATCTGAGCAGCATTGACAGGCAGATGATCCCCAAAGCGTCCGCGATGACGATAAACCGGCTGGCGCAGAAGGCCATCTCTTTTGCCACGCATAAAGTTGCAAAAGAAACGGTCGCCGGTGATAACCACAGACAGGGAATCCCTTTCCGGCTGGTTAAACAGCGCGTCAGATTATGGAAAGCCTCTCCCCGCTTTGATGTGGGAAAACAGTATGCCCGCATCCGTATCAACCGTGGCAATCTGCCCGCCATTAAACTCGGCACCGCACAGGTCAGGCTGACGCGCCGCAAAGGGCAGTTGCTGCGCGGGGGCAGCGTGCTGAAGATTGGGCCGTACCTGTTCCGTGATGCTTTTATTCAGCAACTGGCAAACGGACGCTGGCATGTGATGAAGCGCATCGAGGGTAAGAAGCGCTATCCCATTGACGTGGTAAAAATCCCGCTGGCGGCGGCACTGACACAAAATTTTGAAGAGGCTAAAAACCGCATCATTGCGGAAGAGTTTCCCAAAGAACTTGCCTCATCGCTGAAACAGCAACTCCGGCTGTACCTGACCAGGAAAACTTGATGAACAAACATACCGCCATTCGTAACGCCATTCTTGACCGCCTGTCCGAAACATCAGGTGAAGGCGTCACGCTGTTTGATGGTCTGCCCGCCGTTATCGCGCCGGAAGATTTACCCGCCCTGGTGGTCTGGCTGACGGACGCGCAGTACACGGGAGAAGAGCTTGATGAAGATAACTGGAAAGCGCATCTGCACGTTGCGGCGTTCCTGAAAGCGGAAAGCCCTGATCGTGAGCTGGATGACTGGATGGAGGGGAAAATCTATCCGGCCCTCAGCGATGTCCCACAACTGGCTTCTCTTATCGATACCATGACGCCGACCGGATATGACTGGCAGCGTGATGGTGACATGGCTCTTTGGGCCATGACGGAAATAACGTATCAAATCACCTACACCATGTAAGGAGAATGAATGATGGCAGCACCTGACCCGCTGAAAAAAGTGAAAGGTGCCGGTACAACGTTATGGTTGTATACCGGCAACGGAGATGCATATGCGAACCCGCTGAACGATAACGACTGGCTGCGACTGGCAAAGGTCAAAGATCTGCAACCCGGTGAGATGACCGCTGACGCCGAAGATGATAACTACCTGGATGATGAAGATGCCGACTGGAAAACCACCGCTCAGGGGCAAAAAAGCGCCGGGGACACCAGTATCACGCTGGCGTGGAAGCCGGGAGAGTCCGGGCAGAAAAAACTGATTGATCTGTTTGACAGCGGTGATGTGGAGGCCTGGCGCATTAAATACCCGAACGGAACCGTGGATGTCTTTAAGGGCTGGATTAGTTCACTGGGTAAGACCGTTCAGTCCAAAGAGGCGATCACCCGCACGGTGAAAATTACAGGCGTCGGACGTCCACATATGGCGGAGGAGGGCACTGCACCTCCGGTAGCGGTGTCCGGTCTGGTTGTGGCACCGCAGACAACGAATGTGAGCACCGGCGCGACGGTTGATCTGACATATACCGTGAAACCGGATAACGCGACAGATAAATCCCTGCGCATCGCCACCTCAGATCCGACGATTGCCACGGTGACTCAGGCTGATAACGTTGCAACGGTGAAAGGTGTTAAAGCCGGAGCTGTAAAAATCATTGGCATGACGTCAGACGGTAACTTTACCGCCATTGCGGATATCACCGTTCAGGCCGCCGTGCAGGCGTAATCCCTTTCTTCGCCCCGTCTGTCGGGGCATCTTCAACAGGAATACATCATGTTTTTGAAGAAAGACACGCTCACTTATGGTGATGCATCAGTAGAGTTGTACGAACTTTCCGGACTGCAACGCATCGAGTATCTGGAATACATACAGCAACGCACCGCGCAATATGATCGGGAGACAGAAGAGGCAACAGAAGAAGTGCGCAGGGTCACGTTTTTGCGAATGGGGATTGATATTAATGCCTGGCTGGTATCCCGCTCATTACAGAATGGCGATCAGACGCGGGATACAGGGAAAACCAGCGATAATATCGCCGCCCTTTGGTCGTATGAGGCGCTGGGAAAAGGGGCCGATATGGTGCTGTCCCTGAGCGGAATGACGCCTCCTGATTCTGGCGATGAAACGGAAGCGGGAGAGGCCGATTCGCCGGAAAAGCCCTGAAGGCTGAAATTCGTTTTGCCATGCAGCTTGCGCGGGAGTTTGGCAGGGGAGACTGGCGCCGGATGCTGTCAGAAATGAGTGCAACGGAGCTGGGGGCGTGGTCTGAATACTTCAGGCAGTACAGCTTCAGTGATGCGCACCTGGACGCAGAATTTGCCACCCTGAAATCGCTGGTGGCCGGACTGGTGACAGGAACGCCTCACGATGCAGCGGATTTCAGTCTGATGCCGGAGCCTGAACCGGCATTTGAACAAAATGATGACGATATGATGTTTGCAGGCGAAGGCATTTTCGGAGGAGTACGTTATGGACCAGATAGCCAATCTGGTGATTGATCTTTCGCTGGATTCGCAGAAGTTTAAGGACGAAGTTCCGCGTATAAAGAAAATGCTGGAGAACGCTTCCGATAAAGCGGAGATATCAGCACGGCGACAAAAAAATCTTCTGGAGCTCCTGCAGAAACAGGGCAGGGCATATGTTGACGGAAGCGGTACCGTATTCAACGCGACCACCCGACAGAAGCAGGCGCTGATACTGAATTCGCAGGCTTATGATCAGGTGGCTCAGCGCATAGATATTACGCAACGCAACATTGAAGCCCTGAATCAGAAGCTGCGGGAAGAGCAGGCGCAGGCAGCGGCGGTTGCACAGGCTCAGGATGCCGCCGCCGCCGCATTTTACCGTCAGATTGACAGTGTAAAACAGTTAAGCGGTGGTCTGCAGGAGTTGCAGCGTATCCAGGCGAAGGTACAACAGGCGAAAGGGCGTGGTGATATCTCACAGGGAGATTATCTGACGCTGGTATCTGAAACTGTTGCAAAAACACGCGAACTCAGCGATGCCGAAGCGCTGGCCACGCAGAAAAAAGCACAGTTCATTCGCAGCCTGAAAGAGCAGGCAGCAGCGCAAAATCTTTCACGCGCTGAGCTGTTGCGGGTGAAAGCGGCTGAGCTGGGGATCAGCAGCGCCGCCGATGTCTATATCCGCAAACTGGATACCGCAACAAAATCCACTCATGCACTGGGACTGAAATCAGCGCAGGCGCGCCGTGAAATTGGCGTGCTGATTGGTGAACTTGCACGGGGTAACTTTGGTGCCCTTCGCGGTTCCGGTATCACGCTGGCCAACCGCGCCGGGTGGATTGAAACGCTGATGTCACCGAAGGGCATGATGATCGGGGGTGTTGTTGGTGGCATTGCGGCAGCAGTTTACGGGCTGGGTAAGGCGTACTATGAAGGGACGAAAGAAAGTGAGGAGTTCAATAAACAGCTTATTCTGACCGGGAGCTACGCCGGGAAAACTGCCGGGCAGCTTAATGAGATGGTGAAATCGCTCGCCGGAAACGGCGTTACGCAGCACGATGCGGCAGGCGTGCTGGCGCAGGTGGTGGGCAGCGGTTCATTTCGTGGTGGACAGGTTGAAACCGTAGCCCGCGCGGCTGTTGCCATGCAGAACGCCACGGGCGAGGCGGTGGATAAAACCATTGCAAACTTTCAGAAACTGTATGATTCCCCGACCAGGGCGTCAGAGGAACTCAATAAGCAGCTTCATTATCTGACATCATCACAGTATGAGTACATCTCGTCTCTTGAGCAACGCGGGTTTAAGGAGGCGGCAGGACAGGCGGCAGCAGATGCGTATGGCAAAGCCGAACAACGGCGCAGCCAGCAGATTATCGATAATCTGGGGATTATTGAAAGAGCGATAAGAAGTGCAACAAGCCGGTGGAAGGAATTCTGGGATGCGGCATTAAATATTGGTCGCCCAAAGACAGAACAATATCAACTGGAACAGGTTAATCAGGCGATTAACCAGATTTATGAGGACAGGAAAAAATCCGGAAAATCAGATCTTTTTGATGCCGGGTTACAAAAGCTGCTGAGTCAGAAAAAAGGACTTGAGTTTGTTATTAAATCTCAGGAGGGTTATGCAGAGTCTCAGGCCAAAGCGAAAAAGGCTGACGATAACGTAACCGCATCGCTGATTTATCAGAACAGAATACTGTCTGAAAATCTGTCATGGCAGAAAAAACGTTCAGCAGCGCTGACGGAGTTATGGGCCAATGTTGCAAAAGCACCGGGTAAATGGAGCCAGGCACAGAGAGAAACTGCTGTCGCCCAGATAAATACGGATAACAAACCGCCTGTAACTCATAAATCACCTGCTTACCACAACGATGAAGCCAGTCGTTTGCTTCTGCAGTACAGCCAGCAACAGGCACAGGTTGAGGGGCAGATAGCCGCTGCGAAACTCTCCACGACCGAAAAAATGACGGAGGCGCATAAGCAGCTTCTGGCATTTCAGCAGCGCATCACTGATTTGTCCGGTAAAAAACTGACGGCAGAGGAAAAAAGCGTACTGGCCCACAAAGATGAAATAGAGCAGGCGTTACAGAAGCTCGATATCTCACAACAGGATTTGCAACACCAGAATGCCCTCAATGAACTGAAGAAAAAGACACTCACATTAACCAGTCAGTTGACGGAAGAGGAGTCCCGCGTCAGGCAGCAGCACGCCATGGCGCTGGCCACAATGGGTATGGGTGATCAGCAGCGCGGGCGATATGACGAGCGCCTGAAAATTCAGCAACAGTATCAGGATAAGCTGGAGCAGCTTAAACGCGACAGTAAGGCAAAGGGGACATACGGTTCTGACGAATATCGTCAGGCGGAGCAGGCGCTGAAGGGCAGTCTCGATCGCCGGCTGGCTGAGTGGGCGGATTACAATGCGAAAGTTGACGCTGCGCAGGGAGACTGGACGCTGGGGGCGTCGCGGGCGCTGGATAACTTTCTGGCGCAGGGCGGCAATGTGGCAGGCATGACGGAGAACGTTTTCACAAACGCATTTAACGGCATGGCGGACAGTATCGCGAATTTTGCCGTGACCGGAAAGGGCAGTTTCCGGAGCCTGACGGTCTCCATCCTGGCTGACCTTGCAAAAATGGAGGCACGTATTGCGGCTTCTAAACTGTTGGGTTCAGTGCTGGCAATGTTCGGCTTTGGCACATCGGCAGGCGGCAGTACACCATCAGGGGCATACAGTTCTGCGGCGCTGTCGGTTATTCCGAATGCGGACGGCGGCGTGTACCGTTCGGCAGGACTCAGCCAGTACAGTGGCAGTATTGTTAACAGACCGACGTTCTTTGCCTTTGCCAGAGGGGCGGCAGTGATGGGGGAAGCCGGGCCGGAGGCCATTCTGCCGTTACGCCGTGGCGCAAACGGAAAGCTTGGCGTGGTGGCGGCGGGAAGTGGCGGAATGACAATGTTTGCGCCGCAGTATCATATTGCCATTACTAACACCGGGCCGGATCTGGGAGCGCAGGCGATGAAGGCTGTTTACGATATGGGCAAAAAGGCTGCGTCTGATTACCTGCAGCAGCAGGGGCGGGACGGCGGCAGACTGAGCGGGGCATATCGTTGATGAAAACCTTTCACTGGAAAGTTGACCCGGACATGGGGGTGGATTCAGAACCGCAGGTGGCGGTGGTGAAGTTTGGTGACGGATACGAACAGCGACGCGTAACGGGTCTCAACAGTAACCTGAAAAAGTACAGTGTCACCATCCGAACAAAACGGCAGGATGCCGGATATCTGGAGGACTTTCTGTCGGAACATAACGGCGTGAAGGCATTTCTGTGGACGCCGCCTTACGGATACCGACAGATTAAGGTTGTCTGCCGGAAATGGAGCGTGAAAGCCGGATTACTGAAAACAACATTTACGGCCACCTTTGAGCAGGTGGTTGCCTGAATTGAAATTAATTTTAACACTTTGTAATTAAAGTGGTAACAATAATGCTGTTTCAGGTCTTTTTGCGGGTGATAGCGTTCGTCCTGTCTTCACAAGACACTTGTTCATGTGAATAGTTCAGTGGCGAGGAATAAAAAATGAAAAAATTCGCAGTGGCAGTAACCGCGGTGGCCGGAGCCGTCATGGCGGCAGGAATGGCTAATGCTGCAGAGATTTATAATAAAGACGGAAATAAGCTTGACCTTTACGGAAAAGTCGATGGTCTCCATTATTTTTCCAGTAATAAAAACAAAGACGGTGATCAGTCTTATATGCGTCTGGGTTTTAAGGGCGAAACACAGATTAATGAGCAGGTGACAGGGTATGGTCAGTGGGAATACCAGATTAACACCAACCGCCCGGAAGATGGAGATACCAGTAATTCTCCACAAAGCTATACCCGTCTGGCTTTTGCCGGACTGTCATTTGGTAATGCTGGTTCCATTGATTACGGTCGTAATTACGGTGTTCTGTACGATATTGGCGCATGGACTGATATGTTGCCTGAGTTTGGTAATGACTCCTATGAAAATTCAGATAACTTCATGACCGGTCGGGCCAACGGGTTACTGACTTACCGTAATAATGGTTTCTTTGGCCTTGTTGATGGTCTGAATTTTGCCCTCCAGTATCAGGGAAAAAATGACGGGAATAACTGGAAGGGTGATACCTGGGATGGTACACCGTTATCCAATAACTCCCGTAAAATTGCCGGACAGAATGGTGATGGTTTTGGGTTGTCTGCAACTTATGATGCAGGCATGGGGATTAGCGCTGGTGCTGCGTATACGAACTCTAACAGGACCAGTGAGCAGAAATACAGGGACGATGGTGGCAACAAGGCTGAAGCCTGGACTGCTGGTCTGAAATATGACGCTAATGATGTTTATCTGGCGGCAAACTATACTCAGACACGTAATATGACCTGGTTTAATATCGCTGATGACAGCCGTATTGGACAGGATAATCAGAAAGATTACGATGGAGATTTTGCTCATAAAACAGATAACTGGGAGGTTGTGGCACAGTATCAGTTTGATTCTGGTCTGCGTCCTTCTGTCGCTTATCTGCAGTCGCGTGCCCGAAATACCGGCTATGGAGACTTTGATCTGGTGAAATATGCCGATGTTGGTGCTACGTACAACTTCAATAAAAATATGTCCGCATATGTTGACTATAAAATCAATCTGCTGAAGGCTGATAACCCGGCAGGTCTGAATACAGGCAACATTGTGGCTACCGGTCTGGTGTATCAGTTCTGACAGAGCGATATACCGGAACAGGCAGAGTAATATAACCCTCTTTCTGCCTGTGCCACTACGAGAGTACTAAGGTACTTTTACTTTCATTTTATTAATCCTTTTTCTTTTTTTTGAGTATCTGGACGCCGCATGGCGTCCTTTTTTATGGGTGAATATTATGCAGGACATACCACAAAACACCCTGAACGAGACCACAAAGACGGAGCAGTCTGCCCGTGCGGATCTGTGGGAGTTTGATTTAACCGGGATTGGTGGTGGACGTTATTTTTTCTGTAATGAGCCAAACGGGAAAGGAGAGCCGGTGACCTGGCAGGGACGGCAGTATGAGCCATACCCGCTACAGGCACAGGATGTTGAGATGAACGGTAAAGGACCGTCACCACGGGTAACGCTTGTCGTTTCCAATCTCTTTGGGCTGGTCACGGGCATGGCAGAGGATCTGCAAAGTCTCGTCGGCGCGTCAGTGGTAAGGCATCAGGTTTACAGCGAGTTTCTTGATGCGGTGAATTTCAGTAACGGTAATCCGGGCGCTAACCCGGAGCAGGAGGCGGTAGCGCGCTATAACGTGGAGCAGTTGTCAGAACTTGACTCATCGACTGCCACCCTTATTCTGGCATCACCGGCAGAAACCGACGGTTCAGTGGTGCCGGGGCGTACCATGCTGGCGGACTCCTGTCCATGGGATTACCGGGATGAAAACTGCGGATACGACGGCCCGCCAGTGGCCGATGAGTTCGATAAGCCCACCTCAGACCCGAAAAAGGATAAATGCAGCCACTGCATGAAAGGCTGCAAAATGCGTAACAATCTGGTGAATGCCGGATTTTTCGCTTCCATCAACAAACTGTCTTAACAGGTTTCCATGATTAATGATGACATTCTGACACATGCGAAAAGGTGCACTCCCGCGGAGTCATGCGGGTACGTCGTGAAGACGGCGTTCGAAACAGTTTACCTGCCCTGCGGGAACATTTCCGCTGAACCCGGGATGTATTTTCGCATGTCGCCTGAAGATTATATCCGGGCATCATTTCTGGGTGAGGTTGTTGCGCTGGTCCACAGTCATCCGGGGGATGGCGGTCAGCCATATCTGAGTACGGTGGACCGTACCCTCCAGATACAAAGTGGGCTGGACTGGTGGCTGGTCTGTGATGAGCGGATACATAAATTCCGCTGCGTGCCACATCTGACCGGGCGGCAGTTTGAGCATGGCGTGACGGACTGTTACACGCTGTTCCGCGATGCGTATCATCTGGCCGGGATTGATATGCCGGATTTCGACAGGGAAGATGACTGGTGGAGTCAGGGTAAAAGCCTCTATCTGGATCACCTGGAGGCGACGGGATTTTACCGGGTGGATCCGGAGGATGCGCAGCCCGGCGACGTGCTGATTTGCTGTTTTGGTTCACCGACGCCCAATCATGCGGCGATTTACTGCGGCAACGGTGAACTGTTGCACCATATTCCGGAGCAGTTGAGTAAACGAGAGAGGTATACCGACAAATGGCAACGACGGACGCATTCGATATGGCGACACCGGCAATGGTGCGAATCTGCCTTTACGGGGATTTACAACGATTTGGAAAGCGCATCAGCCTCAGCATAAAGACCGCGGCGGAAGGCATACATGCGCTGGCGATACAACTCCCCGGATTTCGGCAACGAATGAATGAGGGCTGGTATCAGGTCCGGATTGCCGGAAGCGACGTGGCGCCGGATACCCTTACGGCCAGACTGAATGAACCGTTACCAGCGGGGGCGGTGGTTCATATTGTACCGCGTATGGCGGGAGCAGCGAAAAACGGCATCTGGCAGGTGGTGGCCGGGGCAGCGCTGATTGGCGCGTCATTTATTCCCGGTCTGAATGCTGTAGCGGCGACAGTACTGTTTTCCGCAGGAACCAGTATGGCGCTGGGTGGTGTGGCGCAGATGCTGACACCTGTACCCAAAACACCGACGGTGGGTCAGACAGATAACGGGAAACAGAACACGTACTTTTCTTCCCTGGAAAATATGGTGGCTCAGGGGAACCCGGTGCCGGTGTTGTACGGTGAAATGAAAATCGGGTCACGGGTGATATCGCAGATGATGAGTACCCGGGATGAGAGCACGTCGGGAAAAGTTGTGGTGATCGGGTCCCCGTTACAGGCAAACACCACGTCGCGGCAGGACGGCGGGATTACCAGACCGTCTGTCGTCATCCGGCAGTGATAATCATGACAACATGAGCTGACACACATGACCGCCATACGGCGGTTTTGTTATTTATGGAGCCAGGATAATGAGCAAAGGCGGAGGGAAGGGGCATACACCACGTGAGGCGAAGGACGATCTGAAGTCCACACAACAACTGAGCGTGATTGATGCCCTCAGTGAGGGACCGATAGTCGGCCCGGTGAACGGTCTGCAGAGCGTGCTGATTAACAACACGCCGGTGGTGGACGCGGACGGTAACAGTAATATTCACGGCGTGACCGTGGTATATCAGGTGGGGGAGACACCACAGTCACCGCTGGAAGGTTTTGAGGCTTCCGGCGCGGAAACAGTGCTGGGTGTGGAAGTGAAACACGATAATCCCGTTACCCGTACTGTTGTCTCAGAAAATATCGACCGGCTACGCTTCACCTTTGGTGTACAGATGCTGCAGGAGACCACGGACAAGGGGGACCGTAACCCGTCCTCCGTGAATCTGCTGATACAGTTTCAGCGTAGCGGGATCTGGAACACGGAATTTGATATCACCATTAACGGCAAGATCACAACACAGTATCTGGCATCAGTGGTGGCTGATAATTTACCGCCGCGCCCGTTCAGCGTCCGCATGGTCAGGGTGACGCCGGACAGCACCACCGACAGGCTTCAGAACAAAACGCTGTGGTCGTCGTATACGGAAATCATCGATATCCGGCAGGGTTATCCTGGCACAGCGGTTGCCGGTCTGCTGGTGGATGCGGAACAGTTCGGCAGCCAGCAGGTCACGCGTAACTACCACCTGCGCGGACGTATTTTTCAGGTCCCCTCAAACTATGACCCGGATACCCGCACATATACCGGCCTGTGGGACGGGACGCTTAAACCGGCGTACACGAATAACCCGGCGTGGTGCACGATGGATATACTGACCCACCCCCGTTACGGGCTGGGCAGGCGTATTGGGGTGGCGGATGTGGATAAATGGGCGCTGTACGCCATCGCGCAGTACTGCGATCAACAGGTGCCGGACGGATTTGGCGGCACGGAACCCCGCATGACGCTTAATGCGTATATGACCAGCCAGCGTAAGGCGTATGACGTGCTGGCAGATTTCTGTTCGGTGATGCGCTGTATGCCGGTGTGGAACGGCAGCAGGATGACCTTCGTTCAGGATCGGCCCTCCGATTCGGCATGGACCTACACCAACAGTAACGTGGTGGGCGGGCGCTTTAAATACAGCTTCAGCGCCCTGAAAGACCGCCATAACGCGATAGAAGTGAGATACACCGATCCGCTGAATGGCTGGCAAACCTCCATGGAGCTGGTGGAAGACCATGCCTCACAGATACGTTACGGGCGCAATCTGCTGAAAATGGACGCGTTCGGCTGTACCTCACGTGGACAGGCGCACCGGACGGGACTGTGGGTGATGATGACGGAGTTGCTGGAAACACAGACCGTGGATTTTTCTGTCGGTGCGGAAGGCCTGCGCCATACACCGGGCGATATTATTGAGGTATGCGACAACGATTACGCCGGGGCGTCGATCGGCGGGCGTATCACTGACCTGGATATTTCCACGCGCACGCTGACGCTTGACCGGGAAATTACCCTGCCGGAAAGCGGCGCCGCCACGCTGAATATTGTCGGGCCTGACGGTACGCCGTTCAGTACGGAGATTCAGTCGCAGCCCGCACCGGATCGGGTTGTACTGAAGGTGATGCCGGAAACCGTGCAGCCATACAGTATCTGGGGACTGAAACTGCCCTCTCTGAAGCGCCGCCTTTTCCGTTGTGTGCGTATTAAGGAGGATGATGACGGCACATACGCCATCACTGCCGTACAACACGTACCGGAAAAAGAGTCCATCGTGGACAACGGAGCGCACTTTGACCCGTTACCCGGCACCACTAACGGGATTATTCCGCCTGCTGTGCAGCATCTGGTCGTGGATACGGATAACGACAGCATTTTGTATCAGGCCAAAGCGAAGTGGGACACACCGCGCGTGGTAAAAGGCGTGCGTTTTGTGGTGAGGCTGACCACCGGCAGTGGGAAAGAGGGCGATCCGGTTCGTCTGGTGACAACGGCGACGACCAGCGAAACGGAGTACGCCTTCCACGAACTGCCACTGGGTGACTACACGCTGACAGTCAGGGCAATAAACGGATTCGGGCAGCAGGGTGAACCGGCGTCCGTGGCATTCAGTATCCAGGCACCGGAAGCGCCATCCACGATTGAGATGACGCCGGGCTATTTTCAGATAACGGTGACGCCGTACCAGGCCATTTATGATGCCAGCGTGCAGTATGAATTCTGGTACTCCGCAACACAGCTGGCGACCGCAGCAGACATTCAGTCAAAAGCGCAGTATCTCGGCACGGGTTCATTCTGGATAAAGGACAACATCAGGCCGGGGCATGATGCGTGGTTTTACGTGCGCAGCGTGAACAGGGTTGGAAAGTCGGCATTTGCAGAGGCGAGCGGACAATGCAGCGATGACGCTGAAGGTTATCTGGCGTTTTTCGACGGAAAGATACAGCAGACTCAACTGGCTAAGGAATTGCTGGATAAAATGGATAACACTGCGCTGAAGCAGGATATAGCCGACATCAGCAAGATCGTCAGTGAGACAAAAAACGAAATCGAGCAGACGGTGAATAAAACGCTGGGTGACCAGTCCGCCACCATTTCGCAAATCCAGAAGGTACAGACCGATACCGACAATAATCTGAACGCGCTGTACATGCTGAAGGTACAGAAAACGAAAGACGGCGTGCCCTATGTCGCCGGGATTGGTGCCGGTATTGAGGATGTTGCAGGTCAGACGCTCAGTCAGATCCTGCTGGCAGCGAACCGCACGGCAATTATTGACCCGTCTGACGGTAATACGGTTCCGATGCTGGTGGCGCAGGGGGGACAGATATTCCTGAATGAAGCGCTGGTGAAATATCTCATTGCGCCGACCATCACCAGTGGCGGGGATCCTCCGGCATTTTCCCTGACGCCGGACGGAAAGCTGACTGCGAAAAATGCGGATATCAGCGGCCATATCAACGCCGTCTCCGGTTCATTTACCGGAGAAATCAATGCCACCTCCGGTAAGTTTTCTGGCGTGATAGAAGCAAAAGAGTTTGTCGGTGATATCTGTGGCTCAAAAGTCATGCAGGGCGTGAGCATCAGGGCGACGAATGACGAGCGCAGTACCTCAACACGGTATACCGACAGCGCCACCTATCAGATAGGGAAAACCATCACGGTGATGGCTAACTGCGAGCGTAACGGTGGCTCCGGCGCCATCACCGTCACGATAAATATTAACGGCCAGGTGAAAACGGCGGAGGTTATGCCGTATACCGCGGGGATTCCGGCCATGTATCAGACCGTCGTCTTTTCGGTCCACACCACTTCACCGGTCGTGGATATCAGCGTTTCTCTGAGGGTTCGTGGGCAGTACACCACGTCTGCTTCCGTCTGGCCGCTGGTGATGGTTTCCCGGTCGGGGAACAACTTCACAAACTGACCGGATTTCCGGTCCCTTTCGTTTAACGAGGAACAGATATGACTATGTCGCGCTTAATTTATCTGGCGGCAGGGGTTTCCCTGTCCGTTTTATTTTCCACCGCTGCCGTTGCCGATAACGGAAGAGGAAGCGGTAACAGCAATATTGAAAACCAGACCCGGATTTATACCGGCACCGACCGTGGGCAGAAACAGCACCGCGAGGCAAAGGGAAAAACAATCACGCGGAGCGTCCAGTGTTCGCTGCCGGCATATTTACGTGACCCGGATAATCAGTGCTGA